GACAACCTCCTGTGGTCAGCATGTTTGCGTAATTGTTATTTTAAATTTTCGAATAAGCCTAAATCCATAGGAGGATAATCATGGCTATTGTACCCCTTTCTCTTGGTGGTCAGTCCGCTGGTGCTGGCAACGAAAGAGCCCTTTTTCTTAAGGTCTTTAGTGGTGAGGTTCTTGCTGCGTATGAACGCGCAATTAAAGTCTCCCCTCTCCTGACCACTCGTACTATTACAAGTGGCAAGTCCGCGCAATTCCCGACTACGGGCCTTGCACTTGCCCGTTACTTCACGCCGGGATCTAGTCTTTTTGACGATAACTCTGCTGATTCTAACGCTATGGTTTCTACTCTTAAGCAGTCAGAGCGTGTGATCTATGTTGATAACTTGCTTACGGCAAGTTGCTTTATTGATCAACTTGACGAAGCAATGACTCATTATGATTACCGTGCTGCTTTTGCTACTGAACTTGGTCGAGCCCTCGCTCGTCACCAAGATAACCTTGCTTGGTATACTCTGACGGCGACTGCCTTGAATCATGGCGATGTTGCTGACGAGCATACCCCCACTGAGCCGAATGCTATTGAGCATTGTGATCAATTCTATACCACCCCAGCTTCGGCAGTTAACGCTATCTACAATGCGGCTAAGAAGCTTGATGATAAAGATGTTCCGAAAGAAGATCGCGTTGTTCTAATGCCTACGCAAGCTTACTACAACCTGCTTAAAGCTGGTGTTCTGAGTATTGGGATGCATGCTACTAGCGATACTCGCACACATGCGCTCTCAACCGATGGATCTGTAAGTACGGCTCGCGGTGAGCCTAGTGGTACTATGGTTGCTGGTATGCCCATTATCGTTACTAACTGCGATGGTTGGGCTTCTACTGATAGTGCTGAAGATGCGGGGAACGAGGCTGCTTTTATTGACAGTAAAGTGCCCTCTCCGGGTAACGCCGAAGATGCTGGTATGCGTAACATTGCCGCTTCTGGTGGCGTGCCGGATGGCGACGATGGTGATTCTATCGGTGGGGGGCATAACGATAATACTGCTTGCCTTGTGTTTCACAAGTCTGCCGCAGGCATCGTTAAACTTAAGGATCTTGCGATGGAATCCGAATACATCATCGAGCGTCAAGGCACCCTTATGGTTGCTAAGATGGCGCAAGGTATGGGTGCGCTTCGTAACGATGCAATTGTTTTGATCGAAACCGACGCCTGATTCTGATAATTAACTAAACGGGAGCCCCCTTCGGGGGGCTTCCATACTCTTCTAAAGGATATTATATGCTGACACCCCTAAAAACCAGTACAGAAGTTGATGCTGTAAATAATATCTTAGCTACTGTTGGTGGTGAGACTGTAACTGCCGATCATTTTGATGGCACATTGTCGCTCTCATTCACGGCCCAACAGGCATATAATTCTCTTAGAGATTCGATGCGTAACTTAATGGGGCATGCATGGGATTTCAATACTCTACGCGATGTAGAACTACAAGCTGATGGGTTCGGGCAAATTATCCTTAATTCCACGAATCTAGTTGATGGTGGTCCGAGTAATTTTGATGGAAATTGGGGGCCGAACTCAGCAATAGCTGGAAAAGATGGTATGCCTGGTCCTCTTGGTTATGGACATGCATATCATTGGGGAAACCATGATACGCAAATTGATACATATGTATTTTATCAATTTTCCGATTCGGGGCATACATCATTAGTAGACGAGCAATATTATACTTTTTCTGCATATTTTAAATATCATAGTGCGGCACAGTCTATGATGCTTTTCTGGGATCAAGATGCGGGTGGCGACGGTACAAGAGAAACAGAAAGTAAATTAATTATTAATTGGAATACGGATGGTACAATTGCTTCAACTGTAAGTTCCGTGATTGGAGAGGAGGGTTCTGGAGATACTACAGTACCCCCGTTAGCAAATGCAACAATAGAAGAAATTGGTAAGGGGTGGCATCGTGTAATTTTAACAGTTAAGATTACCGCAGCACATGATACGAGTGGTAATTACAGATTGCAAATTTCCCCTAATTCTCAGGCTCTAAGTACATATGGTAGTACATATCTATGGGGACCGCAGATGGTAAAGCATGCATATGTTACGCCTTACGAGCAGGATAGATATGATTCTAAATATATTGTTAATGTTGACCTTGATCCAGTAAATGCAGGAGATTTAGATGTAGTTCCGCGATTAAATAAATTTGAACTTCGGTCTATTCTATCCTCTGGGGATGATGCGACACCCTCCATGCTCTTTGATCGTAAGAGTAATAGCTTCAATACTTTCTCTCCCAATGCTAAATATAAAGCAGTAATTACTTACTTCATGCAATATGAGGATTGCCCGGAAGTTGTCAAGTCTTTGGTTGTTGCAATGGCAGCTAAAGAATTCCAGATGCAGATGGTCGGCAATCTGTATGTTGATCAGATCCTAACACAAAAGTATTTACAAGCCAATCAAGGTTTCATTGAATATGAGACTGATCAAAATGAGCTTTCTATCTTCAACAACTATGATGTATGGAAGATCATGAGCTACCAAAATAGACCCACAGCAGGTGTGCAGGCTTGGTATAGCTAATGGGTAATCACTCGTATCAGGCATCTAATATTATTGGGGGCGTATCTACTAAGGAATACGCCTTACGCTTAGATAGCCAAGCAAGCGACCAAAGAAACTGTATGCTCTCACCCAGATACGGTTTATGTAAGCGCCCCGGTTCTAAGTTTCTTGCTAATGTCAATCACCTCATGATCCCTGCGGGGCCGGATACATGGGGGGACAATAAAAGCGATGAATTCACGATGTTTACGGTCTACCATGACAACGAAGAGTTTATTGTACATCTTGGGCAGTATGGTCGGATGGATATTTATAATAATAAGGGTGAGAAAATGCCCATAATTTACTTCCCTAAATCATCTGCATATGGTGGTGGCCCAGGCGCAGTTGCACACACAGAACGAACATTTTATGACTATTTTCGAGGCGCTAATGCCGGTGGTACAAACTACAGTGGTGCGAATGAAGATAATATTAGTCATACAACAATTGGTAATGTAACATATATTAATAATGCAGGTATGCAGCCTAAAATGGTGCCTGATCGTAGGTGGGAAGGCTACCTAGAGCATTACTTTACTACTACCAATGATAATGATGAATCAAATACCTCCGTACAGAAGGCTGTTAATGAAGATGCGTTTACATTTTGGATACGCGCATCTTCTGGAATGGGCGACCTTGGAAGGGAAACATATAGTTGTGGTCTCACTTTCCGCTTCCCTGATAATCATTCCACTAATGACAATTTTATTAGAACAGAAGTTCGTGCAAATGTTGTTACAGGTAAGACAGATGATCAGGCTGCCACTTCTGTCTGGGACACTCTTATGGGCTCTACTACCAATGTTCATAGGGGATATAATTTTATTGCTACAATGTTGGCATATCAATTAGAAAAAGCATCGTGGACTTACAATAGCGGTACTTTTACAAATCTCATTGAAAATAATCGTGGTGAGGCCCTTGATCCAACATCACCATTTTTTTACGGTACTGGACACGGTAACGGTACTACCTATGGTAATCAATTTTGGGAAGATAAAAACCAAGGATTCGGCGTCTTAGATGGTGATCTCGACTGTGAAGATGAAACAAGGATTAAAGATACGGCATCTACTGTTATTACTGGTCGTTGGCGCTGGGGAAATATAAATGGCAATTATCCAGCATACCCACTTGTAAATGTATTTGCTAATGATAATGAAAATATTAGTGTATGTTGGAAAGAAGTAGTTTCTGTTTCTGACTTACCTCCGCGATCTTGGAGGGACCATACGGTTACTATAACTGGCGATGATAAATCTGCTGGTACATTCTATATGCGCTTTGTTAGTGATGATCACCCCATGCTATATTGGCACGAATCAAGGAATATGGTAGATGATTCTCAGGTTGATGTAGCCGGTGCCCCACTCACAACCAATACTAGGATGATGTGGCCTACATACCACCTACCTCGGAATGGTCATTGGCAGGAATCTGTTGGAACGGGTGTTCTTACGGATATTGATGCCACAACAATGCCGCACATGCTCATTTATCGCCCAGCTACTACTATTGATTCGGTTGGTGGTACTAATTTATCTGCTGCAACATTCATTGCAGTTGATGGTGGTGCTTCTGGGGTTGATACGAAGTGGAGTTACGGTGGTTGGGGGACAGGTAGCCCGAATAATGGGTCGGGGGTTCCTCCCCCCGGTCCCCCAACATTAGTGTTCGGTGATGACAGGCATAAGGAAATTCCTAGTAGTGTTATTAATAAAGATCATCACTACTGCTGGATTGTAGGGGGCTCACCAGATACATTCTATTGTGACTTGGATGCTGGTTTTGCACTACAAGATGGTGAAGTACAGGGTTCAGCGCACCCTTTCACAGTAAATGATCCAATTCAATTTTTAATGTCCCCAGAGAAGCGTCCTGGTAATCAGAATGGTGGAACATCTGACGGGACCGACAATGGTCAAGCTCGGTTCCACAAAGATACATACCTAAAAGAAGACACAACATATTATATGCGTGATATTTCTATCACGCCCGGTAACACTGGTCCGTATGATGCTGACGGAAATACATATTCTAGTTGGCTATTAGGTTTCAGTCTATCTGAGACTGTTGGTGGATCGGCTATGAATCTGGCGAGCGGGAACCCCAGCGTCCCCTATGTATTTGTTGATTATTTAAAATACAAATCTCTTGGGTGGGCAAACCGTGCTGCTGGTGATGATACAACGAACCCAGGCCCGTCATTTCTCTCAGAACCAATTATTGATGTTGCACAATTCCAAGATAGATTAGTTCTTAGTACGGAATCTTCGGTAAACTTTAGTGGTGTCGCAGATCATTCTAATTTCTTTAGAACAACAGTTAGAGACGCGAATGACTCAGATCCATTTTCCATTATTCCGGCGACAGATGATGGCGCACTAATTAAACATACTGTACCGTATAAAGATAAACTTGTAGTTCTTACTGCTAATTCACAACATGTAGTAAGTGGGGAAGGCGGTGCATTCGCTGCTAGTACGGTTCAAATTTTACCAGCAACTAGCGCAACAGCGGATTTATTTGCGGAACCCGCTGCCGTTGGTGATTATCTCTTTATTCCATATACAAATGAATCGGGTACGGGTATCTGGGAATTCTCAAGAGATCGGCAGGCTCTTTCCTCCTACTCTGTAAGAGATATTACAGAGCATGTTCCTGGTTACATCCCACCCGGCCCGTATAAAATTGTAGGTAGCACTAAACATAATATGTTGTTTGTGCTTGATAATAGTATTCCAGAACCTTCAGACCGGCAAAACCTCTATGTATATTCTTGGTTAGATACACCCCAGGGTCGGACACAATCTGCATGGACTAGATGGCAGTTTAATCGTCAAGGTGCATCACATTATGTAATTAAAAATATGACAATGGGTACAGATAACTTGTATTTAACGACAGTTACGCAGCAGGCACCATCAACCATTACCACACATCATTTAGAGGCTCTTGATTTAGAACTGACCTCGAAAGAAACAGGGTTACATGGTGATTTAAGGGACCGCTTTAATAACATCTGTCTGGATAGAAGAACTCGTCATGATGCGGCTGATAGTACAAACGGCGGTATTATTGCTGTATCTTATAGTTCAAGTACAGGTGATTCAACGATTAGCTTGCCGTGGGTCGTGGCCGGTGTAATGGATAATGATATTGTTGTTGTAAGATCCGGTGGTGCTTTTCATACAAAGAGTGGTACGGATGCCAACGGTACGCTGACTGTTGATGCCAATCAAACAGACATAGTTGTACACGACATAGATCTCAGAAATGCAACATTTTATGTTGGTTTCCGTTATGACATGAGATCTACATTTGCACCATTCTCCCCTAAAATTGGAGATCAGTTTATCCGAGGACGCAACATCTTTGTTCGTGGTGTGCGCCTAACATACAGCGGTTGTAATAGATTTACAATTGATCAAACAAATGGTGGTACAGCATATCAACAAGCTTTTGATGCTGGTATTGATACGGGTACAACAGCAGTAAGTAAAGCCCAGAGCGGCGAACTGTATCTTGGTATTCGGCAGTTTATGCCTGACTTATCTTATGATATCTCTAATAATTCTATTTGGAATTCCTTCTTCCAGGGCCTCTTATATGATATTAATGCTCAAGAAATCAAAGGAGAGTATACCCGTGGAGCTACGGGAGCAAGGCGCTAATGGGACAAGTTACTGTAAAACGGCATGAATTCGGTGATTATCATGTATTAGTTAAAAATCTTCGATTGGCTGATCAAAGAGAAATACTTGCTGGTACTGGTATGAGTATCGAGGATGCTTTAGCTTTTGCTGTTAATACAAGTCATAAATGCTGGATTGGTTGGGAAGATAATAAACCGATTGCTATCTTTGGTTGTTCTGACAGTTCTAATGATAATGAAACATCAGCTAATGTCTGGTTATTGGGAACAGATCGAATCAAAGATGTACGCTGGCAGTTTCTCCGAAAATCAAAAGAGTGGATGTCCCATGTCTCCAAGGATTATGAGATGTTATGGGCCGTATCAGACTCAAGAAATAAAGTACATCAGAAGTGGTATGAGTGGCTTGGATTCG